ATGTATGCAACGTTAATTATGATAACAGTATTGTTATGTATGGAAATGGCTTGGGGTTGTGTAGATTGTGATTTAAATAAAAAAGCATTTAATAAAGTTGGTAGTGTAGAGATAGAACCTAATAATGTTAAACACGTTAATACTTACATAGACCAAGAAAATAAAATTTTATATAATAATGTAAAAACAGTTAAAAATGATACTGAACAATATTGTTTTGTTAAAATAGTTATTAAAGAAAAAGATGGAGTGGTATCTAAAGAAGAAGAATTATACTGCTCAGATGGAAGAAAAGGAATTGACACCCCTAGTTATTGGGAGTTGTTTGCTCAGTTTTATTACCGTGATGTCTATACACCAGAGTATTGTAGATATTATAGTCGTAAAAACCACGCTTTTAAATCGTTCGGAAAAGTGTGTTTAAATGAGAACGGAGAATGGAAGGTAAAATAATGATTAAAAACTTAATCATAATTGCTCTCCTATTGGTTATTGTATATGGAGTTACTGCTGATGAATTTTTGAGCTATGCTCAATCCAGCGTTGACTTATTACAAGAACTGTTATATAATGTACAAAGGAGTGTGAAAAACTAATGAACAAATACATTAAGATTTTATCAGTTGCTGTCTTTGGTCTATTGTTGACTAATTGTGCAGGTAATTATAAAATCAAAAGTGAAAAAGGTAAAGTAGTTAATACTGTTCCAAAATGGTATATGGCTGATTTTTCTGAAACTAAAGCTTGTGATATAGCAAGATTTGGTAAAGCGAAAGAAAAGCAATGTATATTTGGAGTTGGTACTAGCGTTTCACCAGACTTGAATCTCGCAATTGAGAAAGCTAAAATGATAGCGAAAGCTGAATTAGCAGACATTATCAAAGGGGAGATGAATAAAGAGTCGAAACAATTTATTACTGAAATTGGTAAATCAAACAGTAAGAACGTTGTTAGTGAAGTAGAATCTGTATTGGTCAATATTATTAAAGATACACCAGTTAGAGGATATGAAATATTTGAGCAAGATGTAACCCTTACAAAAAATGGTTATTATAGAGCTTGGATAGGTTTGAGATTGCCGTTAGGTGAATATAATAAAATGTTCAACTACACAATTGAACAAGCTACAGACGCTTATAACTTAAAGTATCACGCTAATAAGTCATTTGAGAAACTTATGAAAAAAGATGAGGTTTCAGATGGACAAGTTAGCAATTAAAGATATCACAGTATATACGAAACAAAATTGTGTATACTGTGTAAAGGCAAAGGCCTTGCTAAAAGGCCTTGGTCTAACTTTTACTGAAAAAAGTTTAGAAACAGATTTTAATAATGATCCTTCAAAGTTAATTGAAGACATTGGTAAGAAAGTAAGAGCAATGCCTCAAATTAAAATAGATGGAGAACTAGTCGGTGGGTATAATCAACTAATAGAATATTTTAACGATAAAGGTTTAGTAAATTTTAAAGGTGAGATTACACGTGACTAACGATAAAGAGAAGAAAGGAAAGATAATTATTTTTCCTGAAAACAGAATTAAAAAGAAAATAACCAAACCACAAGAATCCCCATTTACAAAACGGTTAAAAGAGCAACAAACTAGAGAGTTTATTGAACATAGTGTAGATGAAATTGGATTTGATTTATTAAGAAAATTTAGTGATATGGGATTAAGAACTAGTAAAGAATCATTTACAAAAGACCTTGCGTTAGTAATTGATTGTATAAGAGGTTTAATTTATAGAGATTTTAATATGGCACACGCCGCTCAATTAATGGCAAATAAAATGGTTGCAATAAAATTTAGTAGAGGTGGTAAAGCGAGTGCCGCTAGGATAGACTATTCAGATTTTATGAAGAAGTCACCAAATAAACAAGTTTTTAATAAAGAACTTAAAGAAGAGTTAAACGATTTAAGGGATGGGTCAGATATGTTTGAGTCTGATATGGATTTAAATGGAGATGATGATAAAAAATAGTTTAATGATATTAGTATTACTTGCTTTTGTAGGTTGTGCAAAAGATAAACCTACATTTAATGCTTTAGATAAATTTTTTGATTGTCTAGGTGATAGTAGCAAGTGTGAGAAATTAAAGAATTCCGTAGAGGAATAGTCCTATGCAGACTTTAAAAAGCAAAAATAAAGGAGGAAAGAACATTATGTTTTTTTCAAAAAGAAAAGTTGCAACAGCAACTAGAGGCAGAAAAAGACTGTCTAAAACTCAAAAAGTTGTAAACTTATTTGAGAAAGGTGAACCAGTTTCTTGGAAAACTTTAAGAAACAGATTTGACCTGAATTCACCAAGAGCGATGGTTGATAAACTACGTTCAAGAGGTCATATGATTTATATTAATAAATCATCTTCAGGTACATCTTATAGATTGGGTACTCCTACAAAAGCAATAATTGCTGCTGGGATACAAAAACTATACGGTACTGAATACGCATATAACTAATTGCGTAATTGAATCGTAACCAATACGATTAATGTAGGCGACTCTCGGGTCGCCTATATTTTTATATAATATGAAAACAACAGATTTAACGCCAGTAGAAATTCATAATAAAATTTATTACAAAAGGGATGATTATTATGCTCCATATGGTAAAGAAAATGTTAATGGAGGAAAAACAAGACAGGCGATTTGTTTGTTTAGAGAATTAAAAGATGAGATTAAAAACAAATATAATGGTGGGGTAGTTACAGGTTCATCTGTAAATAGTCCACAAGCACCTATCATAGCGGCAGTTGCTAAAGACTTTGGATTTAAATGTGTTATAGGTGTGGGTGGTACAACACCTAAAACAATAGATACCCACCATATGATGAGATTATCAAGACATTATGGTGCTGATATTGAAAACGTTGCAGGTCACGGATATACAGTTGCAATAGATAGTGGATTAAAAAAGAAAGTAATATCTAAAAAAGGTTATATGTTAATTAAGTTTGGTAATAGTGCTGCTACGAATCCTGAATCAATATTTGATAGTGTTGCTAATCAAGTTGAAAACATACCTGACAAATTAGACAACATAGTAATTTCAGTAGGTAGTGGTATACAGTTTGCAGGTATCATAAAAGGTATAGAGAAGTTTAAGAAAAAGGTAAAAAGAATTATAGGGGTCACCTTTGTTGACCGTAGTAAAAAGATTAATGAGTATTTAAATCAATTTAGTAATCTTGAATCAGGTTTTAAGAAGTTTCAAGATTATGAAATGTACAAAACACCTTTACCATATTCAAAGTCAGTATGGGAAGATGTTGGTAATGGCTTTATTGACGATATATATGAAGGTAAAGCACATAAATGGATGAGAGAGAATATAGATACTACAAAAGAAAAGACGCTATTTTGGAGTATAGGGAGAAGATTAACAGCGGAACAGGTAGATAAGTTATATAAATAGATATATGATTAAATTAATAAATTGGAGTATAAAATGGCAGAAGAACCAAAACAACATCCATCATTAATGAGTAGGTCTTCTATGCAAGCAATGGCAGCTACGGCTGGTTCAGGTGACTTGTTATTTTCAGAAGTCCTAACTAAAGTAAATAACGCAAAAGATAAAGCTAAAAAGATAGAGGTTTTAAAAAGATACGACCATCCATCTTTGAGAATGGTTTTAAAAGGATCGTTTGATCCTAGTATTGAGTGGGAATTACCAGAAGGTACACCACCTTTTATGGAAAATCCAGCACCGAAAGGTAGCGAACATACACTACTTAAAACTGAAGCAAAACGTTTGTGGCATTTTATTAAAGGCGCAGATAAAAATATTACAAAAACTCAAAAAGAAACTTTGTTTATCCAGATGTTAGAAGGATTACATAGTGATGAAGCAAGATTATTGCTTAATACAAAAGAGAAATCTTTACATAGAGTTTATAAAGGGTTAAGTGACTCGGTAGTAAAAGAAGCGTTTGGATGGAACGAGTTGTATCAAAAACCAGAACAAAAATAGAACACTTTGTTAAATAACCCTTATAAAACAAGGGTTTATTGTGCTTGACTTTCCTTGTGGAAATGTGTATAATAGACACATATAAACAATAAATATTAGGAGAGAAATATATTATGAAAAAAGTGATGTTTATTATATTATTGAATTTAGCCATATGGTTTGGACTAACAAGTCTATCCAATATAGCTAATGCAAGTGATTATAATAAAGCAGTTATAGCACACGTTATCAAAGAAAATGTGAGTGGCAACGGTGTAGACCATACTGCTTTAATGGAGCAAGAACTACACAGGTTAATATACGTTATGATAAATGAGTTTAGTGGCGTATTACAAGCACACCTACCAAATATGCTAGATAGTCTTGCTAGTGAAATCAGACAGAAAAACGATAAAGAGTTTAAATGTGCTCTTTTAAAAGGTTCTAATTATGAGTGTGATTGAAAACATAGTTAATACCTTGAATTGGATATATCAATATGTTCCTAAAGAACTATTGATTATAATTTTATCAAGTTTTGTAATGTTTATTTTTTTAGAAATAGGAGATAGAAAAAGAAAAAAATGGCTAAAAGAAACAAAAACATTAACAAGAAACAGAAAATCAAGAGAAAGTTAAAAAAGGAGCTTTCTGCTGTGAAAACGTTGAAATATAAAACTACATTTAAAGACATTAAAAAGTATTTTAAACTTATTAATAGTCACGTATTTGACGGTAAACTATCTCCATTTAATGATGTACAACTAGTTAATAAACCTAGAAGTTATATAGGACAAGTTGTTGTACACGATAAAGAAAGAAAAGGTACTAGAAGTTTTACTTTAGAAATGTTAAAATCTTATAGTAATAAAAAAGAGTTTGTGGACACTTTAGGACACGAAATGATACACCTGTTCCAAATGCAGAATATGGGAGATACAGGAAATCATAATGATGTATTTTATAGCTTTAGACCAAAATTGAATGCTATAGGATTAGATATATAATATATAAAAAAGGATATAATTATGGGTGAGGTGAGAAAGACGAAAGAACTAGACCATTATTTGAAGAGAATAATTTTAAAAGTTCCAGACAAAATTCAACAATTTATAGAAGATGAAGACGGTGAATTCTCTATGACTTATTATACAGGAAATTGGTCGCAAGATGTATATGATAACTTTACTGAACTACAAGCAGAAAAGATATTTAAACGTATGGCACAATTTCAAAACAAGATAAGTTTTGTCCAAAAGAAAAATCAACCATCAATCGGTGGTTATGAGTACCAAGTAGCGAGGTTTTAATGAAACTCAAAGCAAGTACATCTAATTTTTTCAAAAAAGCATATTGGTGGTTAAAAGCAACCTTATTGGTTATTTTTATATCTTCATTAACATATGGGGTTGGAACATTTATGCCTAATCCTATTGCAGTTAAGAATGCAACAGAAGAAGTTAGAATAGAACACGCCATTTGGGCAGAAAAATTAGGGTTAAATGAACCTAGTTTTGAATATACAAATCCAAAAGAATTTATTATAGAATTAAATAAGTGTGTTGATTTTATAAACTATCATACACCACCAGATAAAAGAGTACCAATTCAAATGGTGACAGCACAAGCGGCATTAGAGTCTGCCTGGGGTCAAAGTAGATTTGCAGTTAAGGCAAATAACTTATTTGGTATTAGAGTCTTCAATAGTGAATATCCACATTTATTACCAGCAGATGTTAAGGAGTGGCCAGGTTGGGGAGTTAGAAAGTTTAAAACAAAATGTAATAGTGTAAAAGAATACATTAGATTATTAAACGAACACCCAGCATATAAAGAATTTAGAGAGTTAAGAGCAAAATTATTACAAGACGGTGAATTACTAGACGCAAAAGCATTAGTAAAAACTTTAGATAAGTTTTCTACTACAGAAGATTATGATAAAAGAGTTATTAATATAATGAGTAAAGTAGAAAAAGTATTAAACGATATTAAAGAGGAAGATAAAAAAGTTACTATCTTACCTGAAGAGAAACCATAATGAGAAATTTATTTTTCATTTTTGTAGTACTATTAAGTGCCATATCTATATCAGGTATAGCTGCCGCTTATAGTATTATAGGACTAGCAACTCTTTTTGCTGGTGCGAAGATAGCAATTATTGCTATGGGTACTTCACTAGAAGTTGGTAAGTTAGTTGCCGCCAGTTGGTTATATCATAACTGGAGGAATCCAAATCTACCACAATCAATAAAAGCATATTTAACAACGTCTGTTATTGTTTTAGTATTTGTAACTAGTATGGGTATCTTTGGTTTCCTATCAAAGGCACACCTAGACCAAGTAAGACCTACAAGTGATAATACAGTACAGATAGCATTAATAGATAAACAGATATTACAACAAAATGTTATTATTGATAGAGCAGAAAATACACTTGATAGATTAGATAAGGCGTTAGATGTCTATATAGATAAAGAATATGTTAGTAGAGGATTAAAAGAACGTAAGAAACAAAAAGAAGAAAGAGATTTTTTAAATAATGAAATAAGAGTTGCAATGGATAAAATTGCAGAATTGACATTAAAAAAAGGTAATATAGAATTAGAACAATTAAAGATAGAAGCAGATGTTGGTCCACTTAAATATATAGCAGAATTAATATATGGTGATGAAGCAAAACAACATTTTGATAAGGCAGTTAGATATATAATAATAGTATTAATATTTGTATTTGATCCATTAGCAGTATTGTTATTAATTGCCGCTAATATATCATTACGAGAGAGGAAATTGGCAAATGAAGCGAAGGATAAGAAAAAAGAAAAAGAGATTAATTGGCAAAGGGAAGCGACTAGAGCGAAAACTACAGCGCAAGGTCTCCGAGATAAGCAAAAGTTTTATAAAGCATTTTTTAGTAAATTAGGTAAAAGAAGTTTAACTAATAGAGATTATGAAGAGTTTTTTAAAAATATGGGTACAGAAGAATTGATGAAATTAGGTTTGGATCCAGATGAAATAAGAATTAAACTAGACCAGATAATGGAGTGGAATGATCCAAAGAATAAACCATATTTAGAATCGGGAGTTAAGAAATGAAGGAAATGAAAGATAAGATAAAAAAAGAAATAGAAGTATTATCACTATATTACAGACAAGAGATTGTATGGTGTTTAATTGGATTTCATATAGGTCTTTTAATAGGTTGGTTATTAGGATGAAAATAATAGATTGGCATAAAGGAAGAGTTGCTTGGTTTAAAAGAAAAACTGGCATATCTGATTATGGACTATTGTGGTATACTTTTATCAAAGGTGTTATAATTGGTGCAGTAATTATATTATTAACTGGTTGTGGTACAGCACCTGCTTGGTTAGCAACATCAGGTGGTGCATATTCAGAATATAAAGTTATAACTTTTAGTAAAACAGGTTTAGATTTAGGGTTGTCAGCAAATGACTTACCTACAACCAACGATTTTATGCTATCTAAAATTACAGGTTATGATTGTAAAATTAGTAGAATACTAGATGAAAAAAGATTAGAAGCAATTTGTGAGGAAATAAAAGTATTTCCTCCAGAAGAAACTAACATTGACAAAAATGAAAAGAAATGATATTATGATACTTATGAACACACATTTATATGCTTGCCCTAGGTGTGCTGATAAGTTGATTAATAATGCAGAAAAGGCATTATCAAGGTCAAAAACAGTTTGGGCAAAAAACTATTGGCACGGAGTATGGAAAAAGCTAATAGACAAATATCAAAGAAGGGTAACATATCACTAATATGAAACAGATAATAGTAGACGCAATTAAAAAGAACGCTGAAGGCAATATTGCTAAAGCAAAAGCAAATGTACAAGTATTTTTGAATAATCCTGTTGGTGTTGCAACACATATGGATTCAGTTGAAACAGTTACAAAAGAATTAAAAGTCATTGCAGATAATAAAGAAATTATTGAAACTTTAAACGACATCTAAAATATGTTAAATTATGTTTTAAATGGAGGAATAGTAACTCTTCCAGGTTTCTTTCCAGCAGATAAGTACTGGGATATTAAAAAAGATTTAGATAAGAATTTACAATGGCGTGAAACACATCAACCATTTAAAGGTCCTTATGGAAATAGATTACAGGCGTTTCCTTGTTATGAAAGTCCATATGATAAAGAGAACGATTTTACTATAAACAAACTAGAAGATATATTACAAACTAAAATTTGTGATTTCAAGACACTTGCTAGAAAAATTGTGTTGAGTGAGGTAAAACAATCTCCACAAAATTTTGGTAAATATGGTTTTATACATAGAGATACTTCTATAGAAGATAAAAAACCTTTAATAGCAGCAGTTATGTATTTTGACCAAGCATATGATGGAGGTACAGCATTTTTTCATAGTCAAATGGAGAAAGTACCAGACATATATATAAGTGCCATTCCAAATAGATTGGTTTTGTATAGTGGTTCCATACAACACGCACCTTGTTTAGATTATACTTTTAAAGAAAGAAAAACAATATCTTACTTTTTTAGATTACAGGAAAAAAATGACAAGTAAAAAGAATATGAGAACTAATAGAACTCCTAGACGAATTGATAGGAATGCTGGAGGTAGAAGCAAGGGTGTAATTGCTCCTATGTTAAAGAAATATTTTGCACCAAAAAATGAAGAAGAGTATAACAGGTTGAAAAAGAAATATGAAGTTAAAAATTAAAAAATCAGAATATCAAGATATAGCTGATTGTATTCTAATGGAACAAGTATCGGCTCCTGAAATAGCGGAGTTGTTTGAAGACAAAGGTTTTTATAAGTGGTACAAGAAGAGATATCTTAATGCCTAGATACACGTTTGAAAATAAGAAGACAGGTAAGCAATGGACCGATATGATGATGATTTCGGAAATGGAAGAATATCTAAAGAAGAATAAACATATTAGACAAGTGCCTGTACCCATAAATATAGTAGGAGGTGTTCAAGGGATTTCTTATAGAGAAGACGGTGGATGGAAAGATGTTAAACAAAAGATAGCAGAAGCACATCCAAATAGCTCTTTTGCAAAAGCATATAGACGTAGAAGTACAAAAGAAATTAAAACAGACCAAGCAATTAAGAGAGCAAGAACACTTAATAGACGAAGAGGAGTACCAGATTAATGAGTAAAGATATACCAGACTTTATGCGTGGGTTTGATTTAGATAACGATTGGGGTTTCACTCCAGTATCATCTAAACCATCAGACACACCGAGCATTGATCCAAAAGTAGTAGAAGGAACAAACATTGAACTATCTAAAGTTAAGTCAGATGTTTCTACTATTAAGAGTATGATGAACGAAATTATGCAAATAGTGAACGATAAAGAAACGATAACAAAAGAGATTAGTGATGAAGAAACTAAAACAAGGTTTAAAGACATTGAAAAGATTGTGTTACCGTTCTTATATAATTTACAAAAAAGTGATGAACCTTATATACATTGGCCGAATAGAGGTCCAATTATTAAGGCGCAAATAGAGAAACTATTAAAACTAACAAGAGGATAATAAATGAAATTAACCGAAAATTTTTCGTTGAAAGAAATGACTAAAAGCCAGACCGCTGAACGGAATGGAATTAGTAATAATCCTAGTGAAGACCATCAAGACAATTTAAAGAAATTGTGTGAGAACATACTACAACCAATTAGAACTCATTACGGTAAGGTAGTATCAGTATCAAGTGGGTACCGTTCACCAGAATTATGTGTTAAGATAGGTTCAAGTTTAAAATCACAGCACGCCAAAGGACAAGCGGCGGATTTTGAAATATTTGGTTTACCAAATGCTGAACTAGCAAAATACATCATTGAAAATTTAGATTTTGACCAATTGATATTAGAGTACCACAATGTGGATGAACCTAATAGCGGTTGGATCCATTGTTCATATAAGAATTCAGAAGATAATAGAAAGCAAGTATTAAGAGCTTATAGAAATTCTGATGGAAAGACGATATATGAACCTTATGACCCTAGTTGAGAGGTAAATACTCTTAACAATGAGCAAATAGAGGAACGTAAGAAACTTACTGACCACTATATGCTACACAGGTCTATATGAGCATTGACATATTGCCAATAATATGTTAAATTATAAGTATGAATATAGAAAAACAGATTACAGTATTAAAAGATACAATTAAGTGGTTCAAAACTCAAATTGAACCACACGATTGTGGATGGATGTACACAACAATAGACGGTATCAAACACCGAATAAGTGTGTTGAGAAAGAAATTGAGGAAACAAAATGGCAAGTAAATTTACTTGGGTTGATATAGATAAAAATAAACTTCCAAAAACAAAAGGTAAACGTATAGACGGTTTCCGTTTCTATGATGTTGATGGTAAAAACTATCCATCTATCACAACAGTTTTAGGTGTACAGAAAAAAGAAGGATTAGACAAGTGGCGACAAGCAGTTGGTGAAGAAGCAGCCAATTGGGAAATGGCACGTGCCGCTCGTAGAGGTAAAGCAACACACACACTTGTTGAACAATATTTAAGAGGTGAAACTCCTAGTATTAGGGACGTACTACCTTTAGGTATGTTTAGATTAATGTTGCCATACATTGACCAAATTAATAACATACATTTATTAGAATCAATAATGTACTCACACAAATTGACTATTGCAGGTCAAGTTGATTGTGTTGCTGAGTATAATGGCAAGTTATCAGTAATAGATTTCAAAACAGCAAATAAAGAACGTAAAGAAGATTGGATAGAGAACTACTTTATTCAAACAACTGCCTATGCAATTATGTATGAAGAGTTATTTGGTAAACGCATAGACCAGTTAGTTATATTAATGGCAGGTGAAGATGGTACAATGCGTTCTTTTGTCAAAGATAAAAAAATATTTGAACCAAAACTAGAAGAATCAATCAAATACTTTTATAAATATTACGAAGAACTAAACAAAGATAAAATCAAGCACAATCATTAACAAAGTGGCCAAAGTTTTATCCACGAAAGGTCACTATGTACAAGACAATACTATCATTAATTTTTGGAGCATTTCTCCTTATGAGTAATGTTGGAGCGCAAGAACCATATTACAATCCTCCATATAGTGGAGAACCAGCACCTGATGTAGGTCCACAACTTTGGTGGATGCAAATGCCAGTAATTTGTGGTTCAGTAGCAAGTGTTGACGCATATTTAAAGAAGTATGAATTTGAATTAATTAATGTATCAATAGGTAGAAGACAAGCTCAACCTGATGGAGAACCTGTATATGCAGTATCTTATTGGATGACTAAAGATAAGAAACAATCTATAGCAGTAGTTACTAGTATGAGTGGATTAGAATCTTGTATGATGTATAAATCTTTTGATTTAACGTTTGATGTTTTACCTGGAGAAAAGACTTAATGAATTTGACGTTGAAGAATAGATAATAACTAGTGAGGACGTGGGTGCGATTCCCACCACCTCCACCAATTCAAAACACATTATAGTGTGCTTTAAGGGGGTGAGTTAGATTCGACTACTACTAAAACTATTTGGAGTTAAATCGCTGATAACGTACTATCAAAACTATAAAAGCTAACGAAAGTTATGCTCTTGCTGCCTAGCTTTAGCTAGGTAAACGGCGTTGTGTAGTACGTGGCAACAGAAACTACACACTTTACTTTTTGATATAAATATGATATATTAGCAATATGAACTCAAAAGAATTTTCATTAATAATAGAGGACATAGTAAAGAAGCATAAAGATATGTCATATGTGGATGCTATTGTTAAATATTGTGATGAAAATAATATTGAAATTGAAACTACAGCACGTCTAATTACAAAACAACTCAAAGAAAAAATACAACATCAATCAGCACAACTAAACTTGTTAAAGGGTGGTAAACCTGGAGTACTGCCATAATGAATATACAAATTATTGATAAATTAGGTAGTGACCTATCAGTAGTAAATGCTGCTAGAGTATCATTTGCAAAAACAAAAGATAAACTTGATGAAAAAGACGATAAGTTAATCAAGTATTTGGCTAAACATAATCATTGGTCACCTTTTGCTCACGCCTTTCTATCATTTAGAATTAAAGCACCTGTATTTGTTGCAAGACAATTAGTTAAACATCAAGTAGGTTTAGCTTGGAACGAAGTAAGCAGACGATATGTAGATGATAAACCAGAATTTTATATACCTTTTATGTGGAGAAAGAGACCACCAGAAAGTATTAAACAAGGTTCAAGTGATGAAGAAATTGAATATGATATTATGCATTTGATAAATGTAGCAAAAGAAACCTATAATGATATGTTAGAGGAAGGTATTGCTCCAGAAATGGCACGTATGATATTACCTCAATGTATGATGACCGAGTGGATATGGTCAGGTAGTGTATATGCCTTTAGTAGAGTATGTAATTTAAGAAATAAGGAGAATGCTCAAGCGGAAACTAGAATGGTCACTCATCAAATATCAAAACATTTGAAAGACCATTTTCCAATTTGTTATAAGTATTTGCTTGACAAATAGCAAGTATTGATGTATAATGAGAGATTATGAATATATTTTACCTAGATAAAGACGTTAATAAATCAGCAGAATATCACAACGATAAGCATTGTGTTAAAATGATACTAGAGTATGCTCAATTACTATGTACTGCTCATTGGGAATTAGATGTATCAAATACAGTAATGAATAACCCTTTAGGGTTGTATAGAGCTACACATAAAAATCATCCAAGTGCTATATGGGTTAGAAAATCAAAAGCGAACTATGAATACTTGTATAGATTATTTAATGCTCTATGTAATGAGTACACACATAGATATGGCAAGACACATTTAACATATAAAAAATTACATAACGTTTTAGCCACACCACCACAAAATATACCAGATAAAGAATTTACAGAACCAACACCAGCTATGCCAAAAGATGTTAGGAATAGTGATAGTCTAAAAGCGTATAGAGATTATTATAAGAAATACAAATCACATCTTGCAGTATGGACTAAAAGAGATACGCCTAGTTGGTATTAATATGGCATATGGTGGCTTTGATGTATATAAAATATATCTAGGTGTTAAGTTGCATTTTACTACAGATACCTAC